CATTCAACACTACCCCTCCGATACTGTGTCACGCATCGCGTCACGTTTGTGCGAAGTTTTTGTCGAGTTCTTCGATGACACTTATTACGCTGAGACAGAAGCCAAGCGTCAACCCGTTAAGCACTTGTGTCTTGTCATTAATCGTGAAGATGGAGCAGTCATGACCGCACGTGACTTCATGGATTTTCACCATTTCTTGACTGCGGTGTGCCATACTGACCCTGTTCTCAAAGACCTCATCATGTTTGATGATTTCTATTTCGCACCGGACAAGCCCTTGCACATCGTCTCACTTGGATTCGACCTGTTCTGACGAAAAAAAAAATTCGAAAAAAAAATTCCCCTAACTCCGAAAAAAAATAATCATGACGAATTACGCAGAATGCGCAGTGCGCGCCCTCAATGAGCAAGGTTTCTCCGCTGGTTTGACCGAAAGTGGCAAGGTTGTTCTGTCCGTATGGAACAACGAACTCAACGACAAGTTCGACTTCATCTTGTCCGATGAAGAGGTGCTGTTGCACGGCAAGGAATATGCCAAGCGATTCGAGCGGGAGGTGACTTGCGAAGAGTGGGAAGCTATGGATCTGCTCAAAAATCCTATCGAGGAAGGCACAGTGGCATGGGAGACCTACGGTGAGCAGTTCGAGCGACTGTTGCCATACATCGCCTCCAATCAGGTGGTGACCCTGATGGACGACAATGATGGCAAAGGCACGTACATCTACTTTGGGTATCGCAAGGTAAATGCCCTGCTCTACTACGTGACTGAACGTAGTCTTGACTTCATCGGGGATGACATCTTCGACGGCTCCATCATCGATGTCACCGGAATGACTACTGTGTACTTCGGAAAAGAATAATGACCATGACGAAAGAAATAATCGACCGCCTTGAATACGCCCACGGCACACGCACAAATGCAGTCGGGCAAGAGTTTCACCTGTTTCATGACCCTGTCACGGACAAGGAGTACTGGATTCCCGCAGTAACACACTATCGCTTCGATTGCGCAGAGGAGGTCACTAAAAAATAATAGCCATGAAAAAATCAGATCGAATCCATCAGGAAATCCTCGAACTGTCATCCACGCTGGCGTTGATGCTGACCGAGCGAGAATGGGGTTGTCAGACAACCTACATCGCTGAGGACAACAGCGAGGTGCTCACGGATGAAGCGAAACAAACCTTCAATGAGCACAGGCACGTCATCCACACGCAGTTGCAGAACCTGCGCAAGATGATTCAAAACACACATCATGGGTGAGCCAAATTGCGAAACCTGCGGAGGCAGTGGAACCGTTATGGATACGGGTTGGATGGGGGAATATCCCGACTACATCACCTGTCCGGATTGCCGTGGTAGCGGCAGTGATTACCGTCCCGACCCTGACGAGAAATTTGAGCGAGAGCGTGAAGAGGGAGCCTATTAGGTTCCTTCTTTTTTTTGTGGAAGAACTTATTTGGTAGTTCCCTGAAGGTACAGTACCTAATAGGTACAAGGAGCATTAACATACGGTTGTGAAAAAAAACTGTGTCCGACTTTGGTAGACCTATTGTTCCACTGCCGTAGCTTGCCCCCATCAGAAATCAGCGAAAAATGAATAGCCTTTTTGAAGCGTTGTGTGACGCTATGAAGCTTGGTCAGCGAATGAACGACCACGTAGCAAATCACCTGCCCGTTCTGAACCGTGTGCGCTCGACGTGCAAGGCGATGCATCCGGGAATGTTCACCAGCGAAATGGTGTTCGAACAGGTCGTGACGGACTTCCCGGAAATAACCCGGCACGACATCCGCCGAATAATGCACCTCTATAGCCAAGATGGTGTGTTGGTTGAGATCGGGTCAGTTCGTCAGGGTCACGTCAGCGTTCCCGCATACAGGTGCGTTGTCAATGCCTAAAGTCAGTCCCTACGTCTATCCTGGTCTTGCAGGGTCACGAGGTGACTTAAGCATGATGACCTTGACCTATGCAGTCTGTGCGGCATTAAACATGGACTTTAATGAGATTATGGGGAAGAGGCGATTCCGACCGCTGGTGGAGGCGCGGTTTGCCCTGTACTACTGCTTCATCCGGAGAGAAAGAAAAACCTACTCCCAAGTTGGGAGGCACTTTAATCGAGACCATAGTAGCGTGGTCAATGGAGTCCAAGCTTGGGAGCGGCTGTTGAGCGTCAGCGACAAGGAAGCCTTATCAGTCCAAAGACAAGTGAATAACGTATACCACAACCTCAAAAACCAACAGTACACATGAGTGACAGAAAAAAAACCTTTGACATCAGCCTGAACATCGACGAACTGCGCAAGCAGAAAAAGCACTTTGTCGAGGGCAAGAAAGCCACCTATCTCGACTTGAAAGTGATTGAGATGGAGAACAAGCAGTACAATGATTTCGTCGTCGTCGTCAAGGTCAGCAAGGACGACTATGACAAGGGCGTGAAGGGCGACATTGTGGGATATGGAAAAGATTGGAGTCGTCGCAATGATGCGAAACAGGCAAGTATGGATGCCCAATCCACTCCTGCAACTGTAGATCCAATCGATGGTGACGACCTGCCGTTCTGATGGCGCGAATTCAGATTGACCTGAATGAACTGTCGCAGTTTCCGCTGGAGGAACTGGATGTGTTGAAGGCTTTGGTCAAACTCCATGCAGGTCAGCCTATGAAGCAAGTCCGGGATGACCTTAAATTAGACGACAACCTTGCACAGCGCATCGTTCGTTTTCTGATGAAGCAGGGGGGGCAACAACGGTTGTCCCTCCTGTTCTGCGACCAGTTAAAGGGCGAGTTTGACCAGTTGTGCATCAGTATTGCCCAAGGCATGAACCGCATCCTTGGGACGACCTACAAGCAGGAAGACCTGCGGTCTACTGTGCTGTATTGGTATGAGAGGGGTTACGTAGAAATGACCGACTACATTAATGTTGTGGCGGATCGTGCAAATGCCTGGCGTGACGACCGAAAGCTAAAAACGCACCTGCGACCTGCAACCTTGTTTGGCGATAAGTTCGAGCAATACTTGAACTTGTCGAGGATCAGTTCGGTCAGCGAAGACCAAGTTGGATACGATGACGAATTCACGGGAGTATGATGCTGACTAAAACTGTCTTTGACATTAAGCCGAGGCTCTATGAGTTGCGAAACGAGAAACGAGAGAAAGCGTGTACGACAGGGGTCGAGGAGTTGGACAACCTATACGTGCCGCGCAAAGGGTATCCCCTGTTCATTGCTGGTGCTCCACATCATGGTAAGTCGCTATTTATCAAGTGGTTATTGATCGAGTGGAGCGAGAGGTACAACTGGCATCACTTCGTCTACATGGGCGAAGAAGGCGGAGCGGAGGAGTTGGCGATAGACCTGGCGGAGATGCACGTAGGTGCGCCAGCCCGAAAAAAAAACTTTCGGGGCGAAGATCAAGATCACATGAGCGACTCCGAGTTCGAGTTGGCATTGGATTGGGTTCAGTCACACTTCACGTTTTTCGACCCGGACGACCCCGCAGTAGACTTCGCTCCACAAGACTTCTACAAGGAAAGTTGCGACCCGAAATACGACACCACTGTCCTCGATCCATGGAACGATGCTTCGAAGGATTTGAGGGAGTCGGGAGGTCGGGAAGACGTTTGGCTCACGAACGAGTTGAAGGTGGTTCGGCAGTACAGCAAGAATTGGAACCGCATTGACATCGTTGTGAACCATATTGCGAAGCTTCACGCAGACAGTAGCACGGTGAGCGGAAAGCGTTACCAAAAGCCCGCACTCCCGCAGGAATGGGCAGGGGGTCAAGCTTGGTATCGTAGGGCGTTCACTATGCTACTTGTCTATCGTCCTCCTGCGGGCGAGAGGCTAAAGGATGGCGAGGAGGAAATCCGCGATGGAGAGACGTGGATCATTAATCAGAAAACGAAACCAAAGGGCAGTGGCAAGCTTGGCAGGGCAAAGCTGTTTTTGTGCCGGAGGACAAACCGATTTACCCAATGAGAAAATGGGAGCCTACCCCGATGTCGCATCTTGAGCGCATCGCAGACCGTCAGGAGGCTGGCGGCATCGCCGAAAGCACTTTGGCGCAATTAGACTTGGGAGAGCCGATTGATCACGAGAAAGCAGTAGAAATGTTGCGCAAGGTCAGTGAGCAGGTCGTATACATGTTAGACCAGGCGTTGTATTTGGAGCAAGGTATTAGCACCTATCAAGCGTGTCTGAACAGCGAGAAGCGTGTGAACCTTGACATGAAGCTGGAACTGCGCAAGTTGCAGGAGGAGAACGCCCGTCTGTCGAAAGAGAACAGGCACTTGAAGGGCAACATTGAAGAGTTTTTTGCTAAGGACAAATGAGAGAGACGCGGATATTGCGGACTTTGATATGAAAGATTTTTTTGATGATAGCAAGTATGACGGTGTCGATGACAACGTCGAGATTCTGCTGGAGGAACCCACAGAAGACCCGAACCAAGCGTATGTGTACATCCGGATCAAGGCGATGCCGGACGAAGAGGTTTTGATGAAGAGGTGCGTGGACAACAAGGATGGGTGGCTGTTTACAGCAAATACCGACATGGTCACTATTTTGAGCAACGGCACGGAGGCGCAATTGGCGATGATCTTCCTTGAGTTGTTCCAAATGAACCCTTGCTTCATGGATGCTGTGATGGTCGCCATTAACACGATGCAACACTACGGCGCAAGAGACAAAGACAATGGGACAGCTTACTGAATCGGACAAGGCGCGGATGCGCGACATCTACGAGCGTAATGGATTGACCAAGGATGATGTGTTTGTGCATCGACACTTCGTCATTATCAAGCGCACGGGCATCGAGAAGTTGCAAGCCAAAAACAACATTGATGTCGAGTTCCATGAGATTGTCATTGAACGCGACTTCGTGGTCATCAAGGCTGTAGCATACATCAATGAACTGAACATCCGCGTTGAGACTTACGGCGAAGCTGGATCAGAGAACTGCAAGAACACGTATTACGTGATGACCGCAGAGAAGCGCGCGTTGTCCAGGGCGGTGCTCAAGGCTATCGGTCTGTACAGCGAGGCGAACGTCTACAGCGAGGACGAGGGCGTTCACGATGAGTGATTGGATTGACGAACTGTTCGAGCAGGTCGAGCGGGCGGATGATGTAAGCGAACGAGCACGTGACTACCTGCTTCGCTTATTGGACGAGTGTCCTTTCCCGGACAATGTTGCGCTTGAGTACGAAGCCGAGATTTTATCTTCCGATCTTGATCGTGTCCGATACGGGGAACTCCGCACGACCTTCGAAATGAACGTCTTGGATATTCGCTACCAGTATGCACCGCGCCAGCGGGACATCAGAGATTGGATCAAGCAGATTTGTGAGTTGTGAATGAGTGGATTTCAAACCTCATCAAGGAACTTGACCTAACTCAGGTTTTCAAGACCAAGGGCGACCTACGGCGGTGGAGCGCAAAGCGCACTATTGGCGGCATCATCGCCCTTACCGCCTGTCAGACTATTCTGACCTACGGCATTACTTGGCAAGCAGTAGCATTGGCTTGTGTCGGCATCATCCCGATCAGTTTGTCAATGTTCGAGAAGTGAAGCCAGTACACGTATTTACCCATCAATACAAGGCAGGGGATACTCATCGCATAGTGCTGATGAGCGACCTGCATTGGGACAACCCGAAGTGCAACCGCGATCTTCTCAAGCGCGACCTTGAGTATGCCGCACATAACGGGTTGAACATCCTTATCAATGGCGACCTCTTTTGCGCAATGCAGGGCAGGTACGATGGTCGCAGGATGAAGTCCGACATCCGTCCGGAGCACAACACCTCAACGTACCTTGACGACCTGGTCGGCACTGCCGTGGAGTGGTTTGCTCCGTACATGGACAACATCGCGCTTGTCGGATATGGTAACCATGAGACCTCGATCCTGAAGAACTGCGAGACGGACATCCTTGCGCGGTTTGTCCGAGGCATGAACGACCAAGGGGGCAACATCGTGCTGGGCGGGTATGGCGGTTGGGTTGTGTGGTCGTTTCGGATGCCGAGCGGGAATGCCGTCAGTTATCGTATGAAATACTTTCACGGCAGTGGCGGCGGCGGCGTTGTTACTCGCGGTGTAATTTCAGCACAGAGGATGCTGGCTCAAGTCCATGGTCAATCGTGCGCGTGGCAGGGTCACGTGCATGAAAGTTGGAGCATGGTTAATGTGGTTGAGAGTTTGAATAACAACCATACGCCCATCCTGCGGGAAGTGCTACAGATTCGAACCCCGTGCTACAAAGAGGAGTATGGCGATGGCACGAAGGGTTGGCACGTCATGCGCGGCGCACCGCCAAAGCCCTTGGGGGCATACATCTTGGAGTTGAATTTGGGATCAAGGAAGGTCAATGCGAGAGCGTACCCGTTGAACATTTGATCTAAAGATTTGGTGGTGTGGTTCTTTTGTTCTACATTTGTAGACATGAAGAACAACGAAACGATTAAGCGGGTTCAAATCAAGTTCCGCAAAGGCTCCATTGCCCAAAGGGAGTTAGAGTTTAAACTCTGTGACATCTCTTATGATCAAGCGTGGCATAAGAAGCATGACCCGCTGATTGAGCATTGGCTGGAGACCGGAGATATGTGTGAGACTCTTGCTGAAGAGGTCTTGTACGAGTTCGAGTGTATCGCTTGCGGCGCAGACGGCTATGAAGAGGATCGTACCTACAGAAATGCTGTGGACAGCGTCATTCATAAGTTGCGAGAGGCTTATCCTGAATTAAAAGGATATGTTCCACCAAGTTGGTAATGATGAATAATCAGAAGAGACAAAAGCCCCCGGACGTTTCCAGGGGCTTTTCCTTAACCAAATAAACTACGGATGCGCTTGCCCACATCCGAGTGCAATATGAGGCAAGATATGTTAACGGCAGTAGCACATTGTCTCAATTAGACAAAATGCCCTACATTAGTAGCATGAACGATATCATCCTCGACATCACGAAGCAACTCAAGGAGATCAGGATCAGCAAGGGCGCAAGCCTTGACATCGTCCAAGACTTCACGGGCATCCACAAGTCCGTGCTGTCTAAGTACGAGCGCGGGGTGAAGACCCCGAAGCTGGACACCCTTGACAAGTGGGCAAATGCATTGGGGCGTAAAGTGGTGGTCAATCTGCACCAACCGCTTGCGGAATCAGTCGAAGTCTGAAGTAGTTGTTGAATTGTTGAACGCACTCATCGAGTCCTTTACAGACTACTGACTGATACCCCCTCTTAAGGAGGTCGGCTCTCCACTCGTTTTGGTGTGGTGATGTCCGACCTCCTTTCTTTTTGATTTCAATGCAGAGTCCGTAGTAGCCGTTGCGCGGTTCGTAGAAGATGACATCGGGGATGCCCTTTCGGTATCCCGACCGCTTGATCTTCTTGGCTTCGGAAATGGACATCCTCGCGCCACCTACGGTTGCACAGAACAGGATGTTTGGGTATTGGTTGGCGATTGCCTCAACGAAGGTGCTCTGTATCTCGTACTCACTCACTTCAGCCAGCGTAGGTTGACCCAGTCGTAGTCCTCGACATCAAACCCAGGACAGAAGGTCGCTTTGAAGTCACGATGCCCGTACATAGGCAGGGGCTTGCCGAGCAACTCCCGCAGGTGATCGACGCACAGCTTAATGCTCCTCGCCTGTTCCTCGGTCATGGTACAGCTTGGCTCACCATGGACGATGCCCCCGCAATAGGCGATCCCGATGCCCTGTCGGTTCTCGCCCTTCGTGTGCGCCCCGTTCATGTGTAGAGGTCTGCCCTCCTTGATCTCGCCATCGTGCTCAATGTAGAAGTGGTAGCCGATGTCCAGCCACCCATTGTGGTCTACATGAAGACGACGACACCACTCCACGCCGTAACGGGGTTCCCGTGGCGTAGCGGTGTGGTGCAAGATGATTTTGTTGAACGTGCCTTGGACGCGGTCAGGCTTGATCGTCGGCATCACCCTTCTTGGGGAGCACGGCGAGGACGATTGCTCGAATATATCCGAGTGCCTTGTCGTCTTTATCCGTTGGCGTGAGACTGACAATAGTGTCAGCAAGGAGGAGAACAGCGAGAAGAACCTCGCTCCAATTTTCAAGAAGTACTTCAAACATCTTCGTTGTTTCGTTTGCGGCTGGATCGGGCTTTCAATGCCCGCTCTACGTTCATCCAAATTAGGGTCGCCCCTGTGCCTATCGTAAGGATGGTAGTCATATGAGTCTCAAGGACGGCATAACTCCACCCCAATCCAAAAACATTCAGCACATTCTCTCTGCACAACATTACTCGACGAAGTTGTGGACTAATCCTACTAATTATGTAAACCCTGTCCGATTAATCTTCCGGATGCCACATATGGTTTATGGCTTCAATCACTTCGTTCAACTTGGCAATTACGTCTGCTAAAGTCGCCGTAGTCGGCAACTCTTCGAGTGGATCTTCTGAAATATGCATCAGTCAACAAGGT